CCCAGCGACATCTGCATCTGCGCCCAACGCATAGTCATCTGCTCATTCTGCATAAACATGCGAGAGTTAGCCGCGTTGTTTGCAACCTCCAGCTTCAGCATCGCCAGCTTTTCATTCCACGTAGTCTTATTATTCTCCATAATATTTTTCACGTTCGTGGAGATCGCGTTCTGAATATTATTGATGTACTTATTGTGCATCTCCCATTCAGCCACTTTACTCTGGTATTCTTCCAGATTACCTGCGTGCTGGGCTTTTTGGGCTGCCGCGATAGAAGACAACGCAGCCGTAAGCGGCCGCTTCGTAAGCAGTGAACCGAAAACACCAATCATAGCGCCGACGCTGGAAAATGCCTGCATAGGATCGTCAGGCGTACGCTTTGGCATCTGCCCCATGTCTTGCATCATGGCGTCACGGTCTTTGACGTACTGATCCGTCAAGCCTTGCAGTTGCTCTTGCGTAGCCGCATGGTCTACCTCTAGCTGCCCCATCATCCCGCCAGTCGGTGGCTTAGGCACACTAGGGACTGCATTCGGTTTTGGAGGCAAGATCGCCTTGGTATCAACGATAGGAGTACCGCCGGCGGTGGGTTCAGGCATTGTAAACTCCTAGCTGAAAAGAGACTTAGCTGCACCAGAGGCAAAGCCGCCAGCGACAGAAGCAAGTGCGTTTGTAAGCTCTGCGTCTTGCTGCAAGCCCAAAGCGATGATCTGGTTATTGACAGTATCAGCTTGATTAAGGGTTTGCAGGCCGGTGGAGTAAAGGCTTTGCGCTTGCGAGAAAGTCTGCGCAGCATATTGCTGATTAGCCGCCGCGATAGAGGCTTCTTCCATCGAAGACCCTGACATTCCCATACGCGCAAAATTACTGCGGATACTCGCAATCTGCGCATCACGCGAAGCCATCAAGCTTTGACCAACAGCGCCCGGAAGAGGTGCGCCAGAAGTCAGCGGAGCCATCAAACCCGGCGCCGCACCGCGAAGCGCCGCAACATCACTTTTCATACCCGCGACGCCTGGAAGCGGCTGATTACTTTTCAGCGCTGCCATTCCCACGGCCGCAGCCGGAAGTGCGTACTTGCTGTACTGGGAAAGAAAGCTTCCCGCGCCGCCGCCCGGAGGTGAAGTTAAACCTTTAAAGCCTTCCAAGGGAATGCGTGTATTAGAAACAGTCGCTGCTCCCGGCATAGCTGTGCTACCAGCTAAAGAGTCAAGATCCGTCGGCTGGCCGATCGGAGACGGAGTATTCAAACTCGGAAGGTTAGCAAGGGCAGGAGAAGGCCCTGCAACGCCACCATCTGGAGTTGCACCACCCAACAGCGCGCTATAGTCAAAGCTGGGCAACGCACTTGCCGTCGCAACGTCGCCCGCACCCGGAAGGGAGCTGATTGCACTAGCCGCATCCGATGGCAGACTTGTCGGCGTGCTTCCGCTGAACAAGTCAGAGATACCGCTGCCGAGCGACGACAGCCAGCTAGACGGATCTAAGGAGTCAAAAAGGCCCATCACTTACCTCATAATTTTCACGAACTCTACATGCTTCCGATCGGTACCCAGCCGCTTCGCAAACGGCCCGATATCCATATCGGTCATAGAGTCGAAATGCAGTTCAACTGCCCGGATGCTTTCCGCCCAGTTCTTAAAATCAACATAAACCGCCATCGGGTCTGCGGCCGAAGTTTCCAGCTTCGCAACCCACATAATCTTGACGACAGCTTCCGGCTCGAAAAAAGTCCGTTGCACGACAGCGAGGCCCCAAGCCTTATCTGTCCGCATAACCCGCGCATCGTTGCGGTTCAGGTGCATACGGACAAAAGACATCGCAGCGTCAAGGGTTAGCCTTGGAAAACGCGCCTGGAAAAGCGGTAGGCTCTTAACACAGAGATCGCCAATATCCGACTCTCCGACCCTGCGTACAAAAGGCAGGTCAGACTCAGGAAGCTGCATCTGAAAATACTGGCTCATCCTCGGAACTTTGTATTCCGGAATCTCCGGAAGCGCCGCAATCGGCAGCTTCTCCGGACGCCCAATCATCGGCTTTTCGGCCAGTTTAGCTTGCAGAGCCATAACCCTATCCTTGTATATTGAGGGCTGCAGCTTGCTGCCGATGCTCCTCAAAGTGAAGCTGAACCCAGTTGTCAACCGCGACTTTATTTTTCAGGTCAAGTTGGCTAAAATCGTTGCCACTGATGCCTAGCGTCGCGTTTAGATCATTGTGCATTTGTTGATGATTTTGAAGCCAGCTCTCCCAGTCGCCCGGAAAAATAGGATCGACTGGATAGATCTGTAGAGTCTTACTTTTTTGTGCTTGCACCGCGTCAGCACTTCTGCGGTGCAAATCCATATTTGCGAGCGTCCACCGTGCCGCTTGCGGGCCTTCAGTTGCGAAGTTGATTAAGTCGGCAAGCATGGCGGACGCTTCGGCGGATCAGTCCGCTTATCAATTGGACGAGGTTTCTTCACGATCATATCTCCAACGCATACTGCTGAGTTATCAGAAAGAATGACTGGAAAATAATACTAGGCTCATTAGTGGTAATAGTCAAGCCCATAAGATACCCGCTCTGATTAACGTCCATCTTAAACCATTTCTGTCCGGAAGCCGTGGTCCGGGGGTCAGTTAATTGCTGCGTGTTATAAATCCGGCTGTTTTGGTCCGCGTCTATATTGATTGTGATATTCGGAGCGCCGCCTTTATTCTGCTGCATCATGCCGAATATCCGCAACGCTCGCTTTGTCACGAACATTGCAGGTGTATCCCAGAATTTGCTCTGCACAGTCTTAGTAAGGGTTGCAGAGTAATTCGTAAGGATTGGAAAGATGTGAGTTCCGTCGGAAGCGTAAGCCGTCAGGTTCCCATTGATCTCATTCGAAGCAAGAGTGTTCAACGCATACTCTTGCGAGCCGGTAAACCACTTCTTGCCGTCCCAGATCATTAGCTGCTGCACGACGGTCTGAGAGATAAAGTTGTAGATCGGCGCAGCGCACATATAGCAAAGCTTGCCGTAGATGTACGCTTGCGCGGAGTAGAACTCTGTAGGTGTCGCCCAGGTTTGCTGCGTCTGGACGTTCAATAGAATACCGTCTAGTTCGTCGGAGACTTTAGAAGCGGTGCTGCCGTATAGGGAGTAAAAACCGACATTCGTAAGGAAGACGATCTGTTTAGAGAAAGTCTGAATGGACTCGCGATAGATCGTTCCGATCTGCGGATCGACGTTGATGTTTGAGAAAGTAGTGGTCGCAACGGTCCCGACAGTGGTAGTGTTTACGCCGGAGATGTATTGGATTGAGCTATCACCAAAGACGTAAAGAAAACCGTTTGCCTGAATAAGCTGCGTGTATTGCTGCTTCAAAAAGCTATTAGTCGAAGGTGCCGCACCCGCACCCAGCACCGAAGAAAATCCAACCGGCGAGCCAGGTTGGCTAAAAATCAGCACATTGTAATTCGCAATCCAGACAATATTCTGAAAAGTTTCAATCGCCGTCCCCTGCACACCAAAAGGCATGAGGGTAATCACCGCCTGCGCGACGGGGTTGTTCGCGTCAGTAATTACAACAAGCGGGGCCGAAGTGTAGCCAGTGCCGCCGGCGGTAATAGTCAGGCCGGTCACTACGCCAGAGGCCACCGTAACCGTACCCGTTGCACCGCTTCCGCCACCGCCTTGAAAAGAGACTTGGGCTGAAGAAGTGTAGCCAGTCCCGCCGTTCACTATAGTGACGCCGGAGGTCTGAACGACGCCGTTTGTAACCGTCACGGTAGCGCGAGCGGTAGTGGTGCTGCCACCGCCGGTGAAGGTTAGCAGGATCGGTGACGGGTCTTTGACGGTGTAGCCGGAGCCGGCGTTCGTTACCGTAATGCCTGTAACTTGGTTGTTCGTAATCGTCGCGGTGAAGGTTGCGCCGGAGCCGGAGCCTCCAAAAGTCCCGATCGTTGGAGCGGAGGTATAACCGCTTCCTACGTTATTGATGGAGATGACTGGCGACACACCGCCGCTGGTATAAACCAACGTCCCGTCAAACAGCCAATACCCACTTTTCCCGCTACCATACTTGTCATTGCAGGTAATCAGAAAGTACTGACTGCCCCATTGCGACACCGCCGGGCGCACTCCAGGGCCAGAGCCAACCGGAAAAGTGCTGGCCGCGATACTCGTAATGAGCGTTGCTGATCCAGAGATGTAACTGTAAAAGTACGCCGATCCGTCACCGAAGAACACCACGAGGTACGAGGTTACGGCGATGTTAAACCACTTAAACTGTATGACCCCACCACTACCGACAGACGGGAGAGAGATAAAACTTCCAGCCCCCGGCAGAGACAGCAGGTTATTCTTCCCCAGCGGCATCCAGTTATCGCACCAGTACATCTGGCTGTCGCCAATAGCCGGACGCGAAGGCTGGGTGTTCAGTCCGTCAAAGCCAGCGAATGAAATCGGGGAGAAGTTTCCCGGAACTCCAGGCGCTTGCTGCGGTGCGGCGGGAGAGGTAAAACCCGACATTACGCACGTCCGTACCAGTTAGTGGTTACGCCAGGATTAGTCATAGTCCGCGCACGGCGCATGAACTTTTCAAACTCTGCATACATGCGGTCAGCCGCGTCGTAGTTCTGCGCGGATTGAAAAGCTTTATACGCAGCGTAGTACTGCACCGAAACAGTCCAAGGCGCAGGAATTGCTTCTACAGTCGTATCATCAACCAGCGGCGTTACGTCGCAGACGCAATCCATCTCAACAACATAAGCTTCATTCGGGACAGGATAGAGGTAGATGCTGCCAGTCTCACCTTGCCCAAACTGCGCGCAGAAACGCGGCACGTCAGTGAAGGTGTCTACGTACGTGCGAACTTTCGCCTGGTATTTGGCGAAGCCATACCGTGTAGCTGTAAAACGGAAAGTGTTCCAGAGAATTGAAACACCGCGCACAGCGATGATGCCGGATATTCCGGGCTGGTTCGAGAAATCAATCGAGGAGAACTGATAGACCTCCTGATTGGTAATGGTGAAGATGCCGGTCGAAAGCTGCGCAAGACCAGTCGGCGCAACCGCACCAACGCCGGAGAAACCAGCGCCGCCAAAACCGAGAGTCGGCGCTGCGGTGTAGCCGGTTCCGCCAGAGGTCAAGACGATGTTCGACACCGCACCTGAAGAAGTGACATCATAGGTTCCGATAGCGGAAGTGGTGCAGGTTCCAGTAAAGGTAAGCGAGTAGCCGTAGCCCGGAGTCCCACCAGAACCATTCGTGTTTAACAGCAGGTTCACAACCGTACCGACAAACGGCATCGCACGTACGCACTGGCCGGCGGCGGCGATCTGCTGCCGACCCTCATTGATGTAGGAGACTAGATCGGTGCGGTTGTAGTTTGTCTCGCTCAGATCGTTGATGAGGATCTGAACCTGCTTGAGATAGTTATTAAGCGCCATTCTGGCCTCCAGGGAAAGGAGCCGGCGTTGAAGACGGTACGCCAGAAACTTGACTGCTCAACGGGAAATTCCTCGGGAGCGCCGAAGGCGTGCTGACATCGCGAGCGAATTGCATCCGTTGTGTGTAGAGCTGGTACATGCGGTCGGCGTCAGAATTTCTCTGCGCGTTCATGTACGCCAAGTAGCTGGCGTAGTATTGCACCGCTTCAGTCCAGGGGTAAGGGATTGCCTCAACAGTTGAATCGTCGATAAGGTCTATCGCTATGATAACTGCGTCGAGGGTGAGAGTTTGCACCGTAGTGGGGGTGGGCCAGAGATAGAATTGACCCGCTTGACCTTGCGTTAGCTGTGCCCAGGTCGTCGGTGTTCCCGACGAAGGAGAGCAGATGCAGTAGTTGAAGAACCAGTCCCAGGGCCGACCGTCTAGTCTTGTTGGAGCAGTAGCGGAAGTAACAGCCGCTTTCCGGATGAGCAAGACGTAGCTTGCGCCGGTGATACCGGCGACAGAGATGGAACTGAGGTTGTAGGTCTGCGTAGACGCTTGAGTAGAAAGCGTTACGATAGAGCGAATACAGGCCCCCTCGGCGCAAATCCGAGTACGGGCCTGATTTATATACGCTATTACATCCTGCGGGGCGTAAAGATCGCCCGTAGAGTCATGCAGAAGCCTCTGCACTTGCGTTATGTAGTTGGTCAACGCCATGTGCAGAGGCTCCTAACATTAGAGCGGAGTGATGAAGCTCACGTCCGCAACGCCGCCAAAAGCGGTGGTGAACGTCACAGGGGTAGTCGGAGTCGTAGTCGGCGGACCAATCAGCGTGCTGGTAGCAGACACGTTCTGATAAATGCCGCCGTCGATGATCGGGAAGGTCGCGTTGGCGATGGAACCACCGGAGCCGGTGACATAACCAAAGTTCGCTTCACGAATCTGGAAGATGCCCGGACCAATGCTCGGGTTCTTCACAGCACCGGCTGTCGAGGTGTTGTTGCCGCCAAGAGCGGTGCCTTTGTAGGCCACGTTCAAGTACGTGCTGCCGGCCGTGCCGGTGGTAGCCGCTGCGGTCGTGGTGAAGCAACCGATAACGGTAGCCGCCGCGTTGGAACCGCTGGCGCTGGTGAAGGTCAGCGTGATCAGCGAAGTCTGCGGAACGCCCGGATTGGTGCAAAGCACTGCGGTCACAGTGCCCGAGCCGGTCAAAGTGGCAGTCGCCTTTGCCGGCGTGATCGTCACCGTGGAACTGGTCAAGTTCGGATCGAGCGGATTGGTCGTCAAGAAGATGGTCGGAGCGGAAGTGTAACCCGCGCCCTGATCAACAACCGTGATGGACGAAACCGCACCCGAAGACAGAGTGGCATAGCCGGTAGCCGGAACACCACCAGCCGGCGGCGCAGAGAACTGCACGATCGGCGGATAGGTGTAGTTGGAACCAGCGGTGCCGATAGTCACGGTCTGCGACACGGCGCCACCAACGATGGCAGTCCAAGTCGAACCGCCGGCGCTCGGAGTCACGGTCGGAGCGGACGTGTAGCCCGAGCCGACGTTGGTGACGATCGCGCCGACAGGGCACCCGGTGAGGTTGGCAAGACGATAGTTCGTGCCGTCCGAGTTGATATACATACCTTCATTGCCACTGGTCGTGGAAACAGTCAACCACAGAGTAGTGACCGGGTCCAGCACCTGAATAAAGGTGTAAGGACCAGGAGCAACCCAAAAGGTGCCCGAAGGAATCAGCGTCGTGCCACCGGCCGGAAGCGCGATTTTGTTCGTGCCGCCGTTCGGGATGTAGCTGACAGTATTTTGAGGATACGGAAGCGGAATACCCGCACCGCCAATAGAGATAATGCTCATTAGAAAGCACCTCCAGTAATGCCGGTTACAACGGCGTTAGCTCCGGGCTTGGTGCAGATCACGTTGTAGCCAACGATCATCACGCCGATCTGGGCGATCTGCATCAGGGGAATGGCGCTGTAGAAGCCGGAGAACGCGAACGGCGCGTCTTCAGACAGGTACATCGCAGTGTACTTCGAGTTGATGAAGTACATCGTACCTTTCGGGCACCAGTGATCCATGTAGAACGGAACGCCCGAGATCACGAGGTTCGGGAAGCTCGACCGCACAACCGAGTCCATCGTGTAGGCATTGCCCGGCGGCATGTTGTACTGCTCAACACCGATGAAGGTGCTGTTCAGGGTGGCATAGTCCGAGGGGCTCATCACGACGAAATCCGGGGCTTCACCGCCGGCGTTGTCAGTGATCTGGATCAGGTACTGAGCCATGTTGGCGCGAGTAAGAACCGCACCAGCGGCCGAGTAGTATTGACCCTGCCAGAAGCTGTTCGCGCTGCGCGAAATGCCGCCGTAACTCGAGACGTTCGTGCCGTTGTCGCAGGCTTCAACAAAGCCCGACGGCATCAACGGGTTGGCCGAGTTGTTGGTGAACAACGCCGAACCCATCTGCTGGTTCGTCACAGCATACACGTCGTTCATGCGAACGTCGAGAATGGGGACAACCGCTTCAGTGGACTGCAGCAAGGCTTCACCAAGCACCAGCGGAACCGGGACAACAAAGTAGCTGCCCGAGAACTGCGCGTTCTGCACACCCGGAATAACCTGCGGCTTGTTGAACGTACCCGAGTAACTGGTCCAGGCGCCCGTCACCATGCTGGAACCCTGCACCGGAACGGTGATCTGGTTCACACCGCCGGCAAACTTCTGCGCGTTGCCGAGCAGCGTCATCATGGTGGGGGAAGCGTAGTACAGCTGGACAGTAACGCGAGGCATAAACGCGCGGCGGGTCAGCGAAGACAATTCGTTATAAATTGCGCCGCCCGGAGTAATGCCCTGATTGGGAATCGGCATCCGTATCTCCTGTTAAATCACTTTTAAGCGACCCACAGGATCGCCTCCGATGTTGCAATGAAAAGAAACTTTGGAGTAAATATAGCGAACCATACTTACTCCATAGTCTCTACCGGCCCCGCTTTTCGTCAAAGAACTTCCGGATTTCGGAATTGGAAGCCTGCTTCCACGAACCCGGACCTTTGAACCAAGCGGATTGGTCTCCTTCTCCTTCGGCCGGGGCTGTAAGATTCCAGCCCTTATCGACGGAGTAAGCTTCAAGACCAACAGGCTCCGCTTTCCGCTGAGACTTCTCAACGAGCGCGGCAGCAGCTTCGTAATCCACGAAACCGCGTTCCTGCATGGTCTTTTCAATCGTCTCAATACCCTCGTCGTCCCAACCTGCTTTACGCAGCTTGTTCCGTTCGCGTTCGAGCAAGCCGTGAACTTCGGCGCGCTTGTCGCGAGTTTCGAGTTCTTTCTCAAGCTTCGCCAGCTTTTCTTCCAAAGCGGAAGTCGCCCCGGTCAGTTCTTTCCGCATTTCAGCGGGCTGATCCAACTCAGGAATGACGGCATTCGGATTGAGATCTTTCACCAAACCCAGCAGCTTAGAGCGCGTACGGGGGTCAGTAGAGAACTTGTCCAGCAACGCCTTCGCAGCAGAAGCCGTCCGGATCTCGTCCTCATCGACTTCGATCAGAGCCATTTACTTAACGTGCTTGATCGAGTTGGTGTTCTTGCCGGCGCCCTTCGGGAGATGCGAAGCGCGAGCGCCGATTTCCGAGTGGTGCATATCGACGCGAAGAATTTCAGTCGAAGACTTGGGAACGGTCTTCGTGTTGTCCTGCCAGATATTAGTCGCCATGTTAAGCTCCTGTCGGTGGGGGAGAGGGAGGAGGAGCGCCACCGGGAGCGCCTCCAGGCGTCGGAGCCCCACCTTGCCCCATAGCGCCAAGAACTTGTTGCATCGGATTCTCTTGCTTCGCCTGCATCATCATCTTTTCCAAGACGGAGCGCTCAGCACCGGGGCTAAACGCCCCAGGAGAAATATGTTTCGACAAAGCCTTCAGGGCCGTCATCACCGCTTGCCCAGGTTCAGAAGTGGCTCCTAGAAGGGGCAGAGCCCCCTCTAGGATTTTCACTGCCCAAGACAACTGGGCCATAGCCGCAGCCTGATTACCACGATCAGGCGTTGGCATCTGGACCGGGGAGGAACCAAAAGGCGGCTGACCCGGCGCAGTTCCTGCACCAGCAGGAGCCATCCCAGGCATCGGGGGCAGTTCAGCCATTACTTGCGCTTACCGCGCTTGTGCATCCGACGAGCCATGATGAAGAATCCCTTCATGTGTCGCGTTGACAGGCCGTGTCAACTCGGACTCGGGGGTTCCTCGTTTTACCGCACCCGCAATAAACGCCCCGGAGTGATGGCACTATGGCCGTCGGGAGGGCCTTCTACAATAAGCCTCAAAAAAGAAGGGGGGACCAACCGATCCCCCCTCAAGTTTGACAGCCGAGGAGCCACACTCATGCAGGATCACACCCGCACTGTCTACTTACGCCCGGTCTTCCCTTTAGTCAACAGTTCTGGATGTTCTTTAATCATCTGAGCTTTTTTCTGTTGCATGATCTTATAACGCGACTTCAACAAGTCCCGCATCGGCAAAGACTGAATCAAGTCCATCGCAGAGTCGCCTTCAATAATCCCTGCTTTCAGCAGGACGAGGGCAAGCTGCTGATGGTCCTGCTCGTAGATTGGAGACGAAGAATGCGAGTCAACGATCACGCGGTAGTCGTCAGGGATGGAGGTGAGTAAGAACTCTTTCTTCTCATCTTCGCCGGTGTCGTACCAGAGGGTCCGCGCTTCCTTCGTACGTAGCAGCTCAAACGCCTTATTCCCCATATTAGCGCACTGCCGTTCAACGAGCGTTGCACGATCACGCATACGCGGGGATGCAGTCTTCATCAGTGTCTGCGCATGGCTTCCGCTTCTTACGCCCTGCTCACCCTGGCCGGAAAGAATATTCTGAAACCCGCTCACGTCGTCCATAAAACGCAAAATCTCATTCACGTCTTGAAACGCCGCATCCGGCAGCTTCGGTGTCAAGTCTTCCACCTTCGCACCAGGAGAAGACTGCGAGATAAACCCGGCCTCCTTAAACGCATCATACATATCATCGTTCATGCCGTCGAAGCCGATGAACGCGAGGAGCCTATCGTATTGAAGGCCCATCAGCTTCTTGATGTCCTCCATACGATCACGGAGCAAGGCTTGAAGCTTCAGCATCGGCGCCATCTCACTACGGCCCCAAGCGTAATTCGATACAGCGTTCGGCTGAATCATAATATACGGATGCTCGCCTTTGAGGAAGAGGTTGTGCTTTTTCAGGCGCGGCGTGATGATGATGTCAGGCTCGACAAATTGGATTGTAGTGTAGTCTCCCGTTGCATCGTCCACAACAGTGAGTTCGTGGAAGGTGATGAGATTCATCCGGGTTTCAGGCGAAAGGATTGGCCCGACCGAGTTCACGTCGATAGCGACTGTGCCGCCGACGCTATTCGGCGTCGTGCCGTTTGTAGTGTCTACGGACGGGCCGGAGCCGGCCAGCACGACGGAGTGGAAGTAGCTGGCTTCCGATACGTCAGTAGAAGACTTGGCGTGAGCTTTCGCGCGTTTGTAGATATCGGCTGCGTCAGGGAGATGGCTAATCCGCCGCCACAGTTCGTGAATTGTGATGTAGGAGGTTTCGAGAAGGGCTTCTTGCTGATCGAGGTCATTCAGGTCTTCTTTGTAGACCCCGAAGTTGAACTGCGGAATGATCTTGGCTTTCAGCCCGTCATGACCCCACATCAGCTTCATGATGGAAGAGCCGTTCGTCAAAGCCTCATCCAGCCCGTCCCCGAACATCATATCAATGTCGTTCCGTTCCAGGCTCTTCGTCAGATACCTCGACCCAGCTTCCGACATCTTCAAAATATCTTCCGGGTACTCATTCTCAAATTCCATGAGGAACCGGAGGTCAAGCGGAGAATAAAGATACGAACTCATCCGGTCGATATGCGATTCCAGCCGGTTGTAGATTGCAGTATCACCTTCCGGACTGCCGGTGTATTTCCATTGCCGGAGAGTCGAGCAAAGGTTTGCACGGTCCCCCATTGACACCCTGCAATCGTCAATCAGCTGAATAACCTTCTTCAGAAGTTGACTCTTATTTTCCGGAAGCCTCATTACATAATTCCCATATGCCGAGTTTGCATCTTTTCCAACACGCCGCGCTGAATCTTAGCCCCTGGCCGCGCGTCCGCTTTTAGCTGTTCAGTAGACATCCCTCCGACATTGCCTTGCCAGAAGTTGTGCCCTGTGTCGGACGCGAAGCGAGTCACATCGTTATTCGGCATACGAGAGACAGCAGCCGCGTCGCCTTCTCTCAGACTATCCTTCATATCCGTATGGCCCGTAGAAGCCTCGTGATGCTTGTAAACTTGATCCACGCTTTTAGCGATGGCACTCCCTCCGATATTAACCCGCGGAAGCTGTGGTTCTTCCCCAGTCATATCCGCGCCGCAAAGCTCACAGTTATCCGGCGGCGGCTCCTGCCGTGTCATATGCAAGAAACGGAATTGCCCGCCACAGTCCGGGCAGGCGTACGTACGTTCGATCGGCATTACCAGTTCCACCTTTTCCCGCGTCTTGCCATTCTTGCAGCATGGTCGCGTCCCATCTGCTGCCGGCGCAAGAAATCAGCTACAACATTCCCGGTGAAGACTCGGGTCATGTCTTCTTGTGTCCAGTTCTTAGCTTCGCGTTCCGCTGCCCGAGTCAGACCATTCGACTCCATCCGCTTCCGCTCGCCGTCGATCCAAGCGCGAGTTGAAAGCGCAGCCGCCATAACGCGATCGTCTTTTGCGGAGCCTTCGCCTTTAATGCTCAACCCGTCTTGGACGATTTTCCGCATCTCCTCAAGAAGTTCGAGGGACTTCAGCCGGATCTGTCCCATAGCGAAGCCGTCACGGAACTGGTTAAAGATCACGGCTTTGTTGTTGATGTTGGTCTTCCAGTGGTAGGCTACGCCGCCGCCCATAGAATCAGCACGGGAGTAAAGGTAGTTCCGGACGTTCAGCAGAACGTTCCGCAGCCCTTTCTTATCATCCGGCGGGACGATCAGCCCCTGCGTAAGCTGCGTTTGCAGATGGCGGAACTCCGTGAAGACTGCTTCACCAGGGCCGTTCAACTCCAGCAGCAGCCGAGCGTTGCCGTAAAGCCCTGCAAGGTGCGCGACGATCCAAGAGAACTGATACGTCTTGATTGAGGGCGAAGCAAACTCCGCCACCTGATCCATGCCGTCCGCATAGACCCGGAAGATCTGCGCAACGTAGCGATCAGCTTCGTCTGACGAACCATACGCCGGGTCAGCCCCGATCACATACGTTCCCGCCGGATCAGGTTCTTCCCAAACCTTTAGCTGCGCCAGCTTCGCGTTCTTAACCGGCTCAATCGTGGTAGCCAAAAACTGTTCGCCCATGTAGTAGCGGTAGCCCTTGTACGGAAGCTTCGCGCATTCCTTAGCGGCTTCCGCCAGCGCAGTAGAACTAAAGAAAGTACTCCCTGTAAGCATGAAGGCTTGTTCTTCATGCCAGGGCAGTTCTTGCTCGATGATGCTTGCGCCGGTCTCATCAATAATGTTCCCTTCTCCCGAAGGGTCTTTCTCATGCCGATACCAAGCAAGCTGTTCAAGCGTAACCTCAAAATCATACTTCCGCTGCACATACGCGATGAGTTCTTGTTCATCTTCAGTGAGGGGCGCGGCTGAATACTTTTCATAAAGTTCCCGCTGCTTCTTCCCTTTCGACGGGTTGAAGGAGTAGGATTCCTTGGCCCACCAGCCGATGAAAATCCCCTGCTTCACCATCGGGTCTTCGCGCGCATCCTCCCACATTTCGTGGAACATGTTGTAACCGCGAGCCGTGGATTCAAACATGTAAAGCCGTGCAGGGTATTCCGCGGCAAGCGACTTCTGCAAAGACTCAAGACCTTCTTGGTCGCCCCAAGAACTACACTCCGTAGCGTGCAGGAAGTTGTAAGCGCGGGAGCGGCCAAGCCCGCCATTCTTTCGAGTTCCGGCAACGAGGTAGTCTAAGCTGCTGCCATTTGAAAGAACCAGTCCGTCTTTGTTGTGGGAGACGATAGGGATAGCGAAGCTTCGCGGAAGGCTCTCCAACATACGGGTAATCAGTATTCGAAGCTTTTCCTTGTTCGGAGCCGTGTCCGTGACGAGGCCGCCCTGCAAGCCAGGGAAGTAGCTGATCCAGAACAAGTCGAGAAGTATGCTTCCAGTCGTGATGCCCAACTGCCGGGCTTTCAAAATCACGAACCAGTGGATGTCTTTTTGAAGACCAGCGAATACGCCGTCGAAGAACATCCGCTGCGCGAAGTACGGGTTTGTAAAGCTGATAACGCCCGCTTCTTTCGAGTCGATCTTTACCTGCGCGGCAAATTCGTAGAACATCTCCCGAATCATGGGGATATCGTCAGGATCAAACTCGTGTGCCGGCGGCTCGATCAGATCACTCATTTGGCGGTTCTCCAAGCAGGTCTAAAATTTCCCAGTGGGGAATCCCTTTCGGGCGCGGAAGGTCTTGACGAATCCCGCTCACTTTCAGGTTCGCCTTCCTACAGTCCAGATGGTTATCTGAGATATACGTCACACGGTACGGGAGCGGCACATCACAGACGAATCTCGAAAGATGTAAGTGTCGAGGCTTGCCCTGCACGATGACTGTCGTGTAGACGTAGCGGTGGTAGACTGCGCGGCCGTTCTTGTGCCGCATCTGGCGTTTGATGTGCCACCTGAAACGAGAACAGCGTTCGTAGTCTTCATCATCTACGAACGCTGTATTTCGAAGGTCTATGCGTAGTTTTTTCATAGGGGGCAGTATGCCCCCCGAATATTAACTAATCAATTAGGCTGGGTTTCGGAAGCAGGTGCTTCCGGAGTCGGGGTCTGCGCCGCGATGATAGCACGTTCGCCATGACCGCGAAGTTTCGTAATCAAGCCGGCGACTTCTTTGAAGGGCTTCTCAGCCAGGGCGATCAGAATTTGATCGAGTTCCTGAATGTCGTGTTCGATAGTGACGAGGATGG